GTGACAGATTTTCAAAATTTAATTTTCAATTTGAGTATTTAGAAGGTGGGATTTATGAAAGTCAAGCAGATTTTACAGAGGAAGAAAATTCATTTGGATTATCAGTTTGGACAGAGGAAAAAGCTAGGGGTTACTGTGAGGATTTAGTAGTAAAATGTAAAATTTACTATAAAGATGTAGCGAGGGTAGTTCACGAAGGTGGAAAGATACGAGCTACTAAAATTGAAATCTTGGAGAACGTATGAGTGACAATACTACTAAAGAAGTGTTTACAAATACATTTAGAAGATCAGAAGATAAAAATATGGGCAAAAAGTCTAATCTTAAAATATCTTTTGAAGAGTTCAAAAAATTATGGGAACCTATTGAAAAGTATCAGAAAGACTATGAGACGCATAGTAAGGCATTAAAATTAATGTATGGCTCCAGTCATGTAGTTCCTGAGCTAGGTTCAAGCTTATTGGATTCATATATAGACCTACTTGAAAAGTATTTAGATGATAAGAGTAAAATTATATCTTGGTACATTTGGGAAAGATACTTAGATAATCAAAATTATCACATAGAAATTGATGGTAAAGAAGTTTGTGTTAATAGTCTTGAAGATTTATACAATATTATTTAGGAAGGATTATCTACATGGATTTTCAGTTACTAAAAAATGTGCCAGTATATAAAAGAAGCTACTGGGCATTCCCTACAATTGGTATTGATAGACAATGCAATAGCCATAGTAATTGGATTGCTATTTTATTAATTTTTGGTAAAACAGCTATTGGTTTTAGAGTTTACTTTAAGACACTAGGAGAGTAATAAAATGAATGATGAAGATATTGAAAGACTGCTATTAGATATATTTAGGCACTGGTTCAGAAATGATAATTTACAAGAACTTTTAAATGAAAAAATAGATGCTGAGTCCATCTTGCAGGCGTATTATAGATCAAGGAGATATAGCTTGGAATAATGGATCATCAGGGTCAGGGACAGGCTATTGTGTCGTAGAGTGTCAATGTTATCAATGTGATACAGAAGTATTTAAAATTAATTCGTGGTATCCCTCAATAGACGATATGTATGATTTAATTCATGTGATAGATCAGGAACTTGACGATAAAGAGGAGGCTAGAAATGACTATTAAAGAGCATTATAACTTAGTAACAAAATTATTCAATGAGGGTGAAGATTACGCAGACTTATTATCGTACAAAATATTTCTACAGGCTAAGGAAGAAATTGAAAATGAAAAGTATGAAGTTCCTTTTTATTTTTTTCATCATTTAACTATAGATGTGCATATTGCTCTTCGATCTGGATTTAAAGATTTTGAAAAATATAGAGAGCGTATTGATAAGCGGAAGAAAGCATTATTAGAAAAATACCTGTAATGACTTGGATTAATCTTAATAACCATATTTAAAATAAGTATTGACTTTTTTTGAAATCTATGGTACTTTATACTTATGAACAAGGAGACTTAACATGAGTGGATATACAGATACTACAGATTGCCCTAGATGTGAGGATGAAGGTGCTTACTTTAACGGAGATTCTTATGAATGCCCCTATTGTGGTTTTATCTGGAATGAAGACACAGATGAGGAAGACTTAGAGGACTAATACTAGAATTAGCATTTTGTTTGGACTAATGAAAAACTAAAGGGAGTTTAGCATGAAAGTAGAAATTTGTGTATGCAATATTTGCAAAGAACCAATGAAAGAATCAGTTGTAAGCATTCCGCCTTATGTGGATATTTGCGAGAATTGTCAGTCTTTAATACTAAAAAATATTGAAAGTATGATTAGAGAGAGTTCATGCGCCTATAGTTATATTATGAGTAGGAGTTTAACTAAGAAAACTGAGTACTATCGTAATAGCATAGCAAAAGAATATTTTGTAGATTCTCAGAGCAGAAAACAAGGGGAGTTTAAATATTACTATTCAAACGGTAGCATACAGGGCCGTTGGTTTTATAAAGATGATAAGTTAGCTGGTGAGTATACTTATTACTACAGAAACGGTAATATATGGTGTCACTGCTTTTATAAAGAAAATGAGCTAGATGGCGAATATACACGTTACTATGAAGATGGCAAAGAGACACATTCCTTTTACAGAAATGGAGTTAAAATAGGAGGATATGATGAAAGCGTGTAATTGTGCTATTCCAGCAATGGGAGGATCTTGTAACGGTTGCCCTAATAAAGAGGAGATTACTTTAGATGATTCTTTTAGACCCATAGAAAAAGATGTAGAAGTATACAAAAGTTTTTCTGTAAATGAATACGCAAAACTTATGGAAAATCTTAAAAAAGAACCACCAAGTTTTACCTTATTCTTAAAAGAGGAAATGCAACTCAACTATCAGAAGATCAGATTAGTAGAATATCTAGCTTCTGTAAGAACAAAAGGGGAAAAGATGTTGCATCTAAGCTTAAACAAGAGTGTTTAACCTATCTTTTACGGAGATCTATTTTTGAAGATGAACTTAATGAAATATTCTCTATTTTTGAAATTAATTCTTATTCTGAAAAGATTGAAGCCCTTAAGATTGCTATGGAAGCTACATATACTCATAATGGGCCTACAGCTTCAGGAGGTTCTTTAACAGAGGAAGAAGACTACCGAGAAGAACTTCTAATATTTTTAGAAGGAACATGGAGATTGATGCTTTAAAATAAGACTTGACTTTTTTTGAGAATTATGGTATTTTAATACTGAGATAAGGAAGTTATACAGAACAATATAACTTATGTTAGGCTGACAAACAACCAGATAACAAGTTATCTGGACAATTTGCAAAGGAGGAAAATATGAAAGGGTATATTGAAGAGCCGTCTCTTTTTGGGCATGGGTTTGTCAAAGGCTTTGGAGATGATGCCTTCAATGTAAAAGAGATAAGCAGAACACATGCTAATGATGTAATTATAAAAAACCACTATTCTAAAAAGTTTTATAATGCCACTTATATTCATTTGGGCGTGTATATGAATAAAGAAATGGTCGGAGTGTTACAATATGGCTATGCAATGAATCCAGCATCATGCGGGTCGGTGGTAGACGAAACTAAGATTGACGAGTATCTTGAATTGAACCGAATGTGGCTTGATGATATAGCACCAAAGAACAGCGAGAGCAGAGCTATTTCTTATTCAATAAAATATATAAAACGCAAGTATCCAAAAGTAAAATGGATCCAATCTTTCGCAGATGAGAGGTGCGGAAAGTTTGGCATAGTATATCAGGCCGCAAACTTTAAGTATTTCGGGGAGCATGATTCTGTATTTTGGACGCTTGACGGAGTAATATATCACAACTCGTTAATGACGAGGGACGCTAACCTTTCTAAAAGTGCGGCGATAATTCAAGCAGGAAAAGATCGTGCAACTTGCGAAACACTCCGCCAATTTCGGTATTTATATTTTATTGACAAGAGAGAAGAGAAAAATGTTTTATTAAAGGAACAAGGTTTTCAAAAGTGGTATAAACCAGGAAGCCTAACAACTGCTTCAACCTGACTAAAGCAGGTTAAGCAAATGTTAGATGGATTGCCAACCGTGCAACCGCAGTAGCTTGTTACACGGATAGTCAACTAAGGAGGATTAATGCAACTAATTCATGGTGATTGCTTAGAGAAAATGAAGGACATTCCAGACGGTAGTATTGATATGATTTTGTGCGATTTGCCTTATGGAACAACGGCTTGCAAGTGGGATGTTGTTATACCATTTGAACCACTATGGGGACAGTACAAGCGAATTATTAAAGACCGTGGGGCTATTGCTTTATTCGGGAGTCAGCCCTTCGTTTCATTACTTGTTTCGAGTAATCTATCTATGTACAAGTATGATTGGATATGGGATAAGAAAAAGCCAGCAGGATTTCAGTTAGCCAAGGTTCGTCCGATGATGAAGCACGAACATATTTGTATTTTCTGTAAGGGTTCTCCCATATACTACCCTATCCGTACCCCACGCACGGTAGTAAAAAAGAATTCATTTCAGTCTAAAAGTGAAAGTAGTCCCCTAGCCCATCATGACGGTGCTGAGAGAGTATATACTGATTTTCTTCCTAAAAGTATAATTGAAATCTCAAATGCCAATCAACGTAATAGATTCCATCCAACACAGAAACCAGTACCCTTGCTTGAGTACCTAATCAAGACCTACACACTTGAAGGCGAAACGGTTCTGGACAATACAATGGGTTCAGGAAGTACGGGGGTAGCTTGTATAAATATTAACAGAGATTTTATTGGCATTGAAAAAGACGATAAGTATTTTGAGATAGCTAAGAAAAGAATAGAAGAACATCTAACAACAGCTTCAACTGGACAGCCCTAACGGTCTGCCAGTTAAGCAAATGTTAGCCAGATCGTTCACCATATAACCACGGGGCTGTTTATATGGATTACCGACCAAGCCCCATTGGAGGAAAGA